GTTCGACGCCGGATACGTCGCCGACGCCTGCGACGAGTACGTGATCGTCGCCGTGCGCGGGTCGATGAGGTTGTTGTCCAGGATCCGCACGCGGGTGTTGCGCGTCGTCACGGCCGCCCCCTCACGCGCTGAGGCGCGCGCCGCGCCTGTCGAGCTGCAGGATGATGTCGGCCAGCGCGCGGCCGTTGAGCTCGGCGGTCGCCTTCGCGGTCACTGGCTGGCTGACGGCCGCCAGGATTTGCGCGAGCAAGCCTGCGAGGAGCTTGTTACCGCCGCGCTCCTGGTCGTCCAGGAAGCGGACGAGCTGATCCACCGGACCGGGCGGGATCGCGAGCTCGCCGGACGTCATGCGCGCCGGGAAGGTGTCGTTGGGGAAGCCCGGTGGGATGAGGCCGCCCTTCGCCAGGGGCGAGCCCTTGATCCCGGTGACCGGCCCCTTCTTGCCGCCGCCGACGGCGCCGCCGGCGCCGGGCAGCTCGAACCCGACGAGCTTGTTGACGGTGTCCTGGAACTGCACGAGCCAGGCCGGCGTCGGGATCTCGGGGAACGCGAACTCCGGAAGCGACGGGAACTCGAACGCCAGGAAGCTCTGTATCGGCGCGCCGATCGTCGCCGCGACCTCGCCGGCGACGCTGGCGAAGGACTCCTGGATCGCCGTCCCGATATCCCCGAAGGTCGCCTGCAGCTCGGCGCCGACGGCGCCGAACGCGTCCGCGATGCCCGAGCGGATGCCCTCCCAGACGCCGGCGAGCGCGGCGCCGGCGCCGTCGAGCGCCTGCTGGAAGCCGGCCTGCAGCGCCTCGAAGGCGCGCGTCGCGCCGTCGCGAATCGCCTCGACCAGCTTCGCCGCCGCCTCGCGCGTCAGCTCGACGGAGCGCTGCGTCGACTGTTGGACGAAGGCGACCGCCCGCTGGAAGGCAAGCGGGATCGCGGTGACGAGCGCCTGGCCTGCGCGCCGCGTGAGCTCGATCGACTGGAGCGTCGACTGGCGGACGAAGTCGGCTCCGCGCTGGAAGGCCTGCGGCACCGCCGTTGCGAACTGCACGATCGCCTGCCGCGTCAGCTCGACGCTCTTCTGAGTCGACTCGCGTACGAAGCGGATAGACGCCGCGGTGAGTTGGCCGGCGGCGCGGATCAGCATGCCCGGGAGCTGGCGGGGAAGCTCGATGCTGATGAATCGGAGCTGTTTCACGAGCTCCCGGAACCCGGCCGAGAGCTTCGCCGGCGCCGAGGCGACGAAGGACTGCAGGCGCTCGAGGCCCGCCGTGTGAGCTTGTTGCAGGCGGGTGATCGCCTCGCCGAAGGGCTTGCGGATCACGCCCGGCAGGCTCGACTTCAGGATCTCGAGCGGGCCATTGAAGGCGGCGGTGAGCGCGCCCTTGAGGTCGCCCTTGAAGAGGGCGCGCAGCGGGCCGATCGCCGCCTCGACGCCGGCCTTGAACATGCCGCCGAAGTCGGGCAGCGTCGCGCGGAAGGCCTCGGCGAGCTTCGGCCCGACCTTCGCGAACCCAGCGGCCAGCGTGCCGCCGATCTTCGACGCGTTGAACGCGTCGCCGACCTGGATGCCCCACTGCTTGCCGAGGCGCTTGAAGAGCGCCTCCCCGACCAGGGCGCGCGCGAGCGCGGTCGCGATCCGGATGATCCCGCCCTTGACGATCAGGGTCTCGACGAGCGCCTCGACGACGACCGGCGCCGACTCGGCGATCGCGGTGATGAAGTCGGGGATCGCCTCGACGAAGTCGGTCACGAAGGATTTCGCGGCCTCCGGCCCCTCGGCGAGCTTGCCGACGATCGACGCGACGGCGCCGCCGATGCCCGGCAGGAACGCGTCGGCCGCGGCGCCGATGCCCTGGGATAGGAAGTTCTTCGCGCCCTCCTTGCCGTCGAGCACGTTCGCGGCGACGCCGAGCCCAGCCGCGACGCCGGTGGCGGCGGTCTGCTGGCCGGCGCTGAGGGTGCGCGGGTCGAACTTCGTCTCGGGCAGGACGGCCGTGATCGGCCGCGCCGCCGTCTTCTCCATGTCGGCGCGGAACTCGCTCAGCGCCTTCTTGCGCTGCTCCTCGAGCTCCTTGTTGAGCTTCGCGTTGATCTCCAGGATCTTCGCGGCGGCGTTGGCCTCGGCGTCGGCGCGCAGCGTCGCGGCGTCGACCGCGCTGATCACGCGCTTCTGCTCGAGCTCGGTGATCTTCGCGTGCTGCTCTTCCAGCTTGAGCTTGACCTTCTCCGCCTCGCTCGCGATCTCGTTTGCGAGCTTCGCCGCCTCGGCCTGCAGCTTCTTGAGCTCCTCGGCGCTGGTCGTGGCGGCGCCGGCGAGCGCCTGCGTCGACGCAGCCGCGGTCCTCGCGCCGCTCGCGACCTTCGTCTCGGCGTCGAAGATCGCCTGTGCCGCGGCGTCGGCGCCGTCCCGCGCGTCGGCGAGCGATCCGATCACCGTGTCGAACCCCGACGCTACTGTCTGCGACGCGGCGGCGGCGCTCTGTGCGAAGCCTTCGACTTTCGCGACGCCGGTGTCGGCCATCGCCGCGGCGGCCTGGCGCAGGCTGCCGATGGCGTTCGCAGCTTCATCGACGTCGAAGCCGAGCGCGCCCATGGCCGTCCCGAAGCCGGGGATCAGCTTGGACGCGCGCACGAGCGTCTCGACGAACGTCACGATGTTGCTCGTGACCGTAACGAAGGACGTGCTGAGGATGCGCGCCGTCGTGAGCCCGAGCTCCGAGAGACCGCCGAAGGCGAGCGTGCCCGTCAGCGCGACGTACTTGAAGCCCGTCGCCAGCTTCTCGAGCACCTCGATCACCGACGGCACCGCGACGGCGATCATCTTGACGGACGTCGTGATCGCGCCGCTGAAGCCGTCCGAGCCCTTCTCGATCCCGCCTTGCATCACCCGAAAGGCGTTGCCGATTTGCTTGGCGGCCTCGACGAGCGTGCCGTTCTCGATGATCACCTTGCCGATCGCTTCCTTCAGGTTCCCGAACGCATTGCTGGTCTGCAGCAGCGCGCCGCTGAAGGTCTGGATCTCGGCCGCGGCCGACCCGCGGAAGCGGTCGAGGACGATGCCGATCGCGTCGCCGGCGCGGAGCTGCTCCTTCGTGAGGTTCTTCAGCGCCGGCACCTGCTCGTCGAGCTTGCCGGTGACGCCGGAGACGGTCTTGCCGAGCGCCTGGACCGAAGAGTTGAGGTCCTGGCCGGTCGCCGCCGACAGCTCGACGGCCGCCGTGACGAGCTCCTTCGCCTTCTCGTTGCTGACGCCGAAGGACTTCGCGACGGCGACCTGAGTCAGGACGACGTCGTCGCCGTGCTTGCTCGTCGCCTCCATCTCATCGGCGAACGCCGCGAAGGACGCGGCCGCTTCCTCGCTGAAGTCGCCCGTCAGCTTGAGCTGCGCTGTGAGCCGGGCCATCGCCTGCTCTTGCGCGATGGCCGAGTCGATCCCTTCCTTGAAGAAGTCGAAGACCTGCTTGCCGGCGAAGACGGCGACGGCCGCGACGGCGATCTTCTTCACGCCGTCGAGCGCGCCCTCGAGGCCCTTCGCGGCGCGCTGGAAGTCGCCGAGCTGCGACTTTGCGGAGCGCACGAACTGGTCGATCGACGACAGGGCCTTCGCCGAGTCGACGCCGAGCTGGATCGTCGCTTCCGTCGCTGCCATCCCGCCACCCTTCAGCCGCGCTTTCGCTTGATCTTCGCGGCCTGCAGCTCCTCGAACTTCTGGTCGATCACGAGCAGCGCATCGACCTTCCAGGCCGGGAGCGCGTCGAGGCGCGACTGCAGACCGAGCTCGGCCAGGCGCCGGCGCTCGCAGTACTCCACGACGAGCGGTGCGGCCGGGCTCCTATAGACTTGCGTTCCGCCGGGCATGAAGGCTGCGGTGACCGCGCGCCTCAGCTCGGCGACGAAGGGTTTCCGACGCTGTACCGCCCGACGATCTGCGCCCCGATCTCATTGATGAGCGACACCATGTCCGAGTCGTATTCGAGCTGCTCCCAGCTCTCGAACTTGAAGCCGTCGGCCTTGCGCGTGACGTCGACCTTGACGGTGCGCGCGCGGGCGTGCTTCGCCATGACCCGCATCACCTGGACGTTGGTGAGCTGCGACTCGGCGTCGCCGCCAATGCCGGTCTCCTCACTGATCGAGAGCCGCTCGTCGTACGTCGGCATGCGGACGGTGACCGTCCCCGTGTACCGCGCGGGCTCCGCCGGCTGCGCCGGGCGGTCGCCCTGCGCGGGGACCTCCGGCTTGTCCTGGCAAATCTCCGGCGTGAACGTTTTTTCCATGTGTCCGACCCCCTTCCCATGCGCCGCGCGTCGCGCGGTTTCAGACGAACCCGGCGAAGATCTCGGCCAGGCCCGCGTTGTTGACGTACGGACGGAGCTCCAGCTCGAGCGCCGCGAGCCCGTCCTTGTCGACGACGTTGAAGCCGACGATCGTCGCCGTCGGCGTGTAGAAGTAGCCGCACTTGCCCGCGACCCAGTTGCCGCCCGACTTGGCTCCGAAGCTGTACTGAAACTTGGTGGCCACGTTGTCGCGGAACCGGCGGAACTTGTCAGCGTCGTACTGGTTGAGGAGCGCAGTGACGTTGATCGTCGCCTCACGCGAGTTGATGATCGACCCGCTGCGGCCGCTCGTCGCGCACAGGCTCTCGATCGGCGCGCGCCCGTTGGCGAGGTTGAGCGAGCACGAGCTCGCCTCGAAGCAGACGTAGTCGGCGGCGTCGCCGATCATGACCTCGTTGGCCTTCGCGGCGAGCGGATCGGAGTCGTCGTAGGTCGGCGTGTGCGGCGCCGCGTACGACTGCGCGTTCGCCGAGGTGTAGCCCGTCGTCGCGCCCGTACCCGAGCTGTCGGCCGCGGTGCTGAAGCCGATCTTGTCGCCGATGGTGTTGGCGGCGTTGGTGCCGGTGTTCCACTTCAGGGTGAGCAGCGTACCGGTGCCCTTGATCGTGAACTTGCCGGTGTCGTTGCTGTAGGTGACCGTATAGGTCTGGTTGGACGCCGTGTCGTTCATCGCCTGCTGGATCGCAGCGGCGAGCTCGTGCGGGTCCTTGTATACCTTCGCGGTGACGATCGCGGCGAACGTGCCGTCGTCGTCGGTGAAGTCGAGGTAGCGGTCGGTCGACGCGATCGTGATCGGGTCGAAGAAGTACTCGAGCCCCTCGAAGCCGAAGTTCGCGGTGATGAGCTCGCCGGCGTTGGCCTCGATGCCGAGCTCGGTCACGCGGGCGCCGGCGAGCAGCGCGACGGCGCCGGCGTTGCCGAGGTAGTGCCACAGGCTGAGCGCGGGATGCCCGTCGTTGGCTGGCTTGTACAGCGCGCACTTGCCGAGGTTGACGCCCGAGCCCGGCGCCACCGGGACCTGGAAGCCGAGCGTCAGGTCGGTGCCAGCCGCGGCGTCGAGCGCGCGGATCCGGTAGCCGTTGACCGGGTCCTTGATGAGCAGGCCCTGGCCGCGCTGGAAGTTGTCGGCGACACCGGCGGAGGTCTTCAGGATCGACGTCGTCGACGCGGCCGCGGTCGCGTACTGCGTGCCGGCGACGGCCTTCGCGCCGAACGCGGCGTGCAGGATCTTGCCGTAGTTGGGCTCCTGGCCCTCGACGCCGCTGTGGCGCAGGTAGTGGCTCATCGAGCCGGTCGGGTTCTCCGCGCCCGTGATCGTCTTCGCGCGGCCGATCGACGCGCGCAGCTCGGCGTTCTCGAGCTGCTCGAACTCGGGCGCGAGCTCGAAATCATCCTGCAGCGCGACGTAGTCGGTCGCCGCGGCGGGCGGGACCGGCGTGCCCTCGGTCGTCTCGACCATGACACCGAGCACCGACTTGCGCGTGGAGATGGATGCCATCGGTAGAACCTCCTGTCACGCGTGGTAGCGCGCGGTATAGGTCAAGCGGATGGAGCCCATCGGCTTCTCGCCGCCGGCCTCCGATATGATCTCGGTCCCGCTCAGGTGCGCGTCGAAGTCCGCCGCGCTCCAGAACGCGCTCATCGTCGACTCGATCGTCTCGGCGTAGCCGTCGAGCACGTCGTCGATCGTCTCGTCGGTCGCGGCGGCCGCGGTGAGCTCGACCACCAGGTCGAGCTCGCGCGTCAGCTTCTTGGTGCTGAGGTCTTGAGGCGCCGACGCTTCGGATGCGGCGAAGACGTTGAGCACGGGCAAGTCGGATTCGGGGACGCTCAGCGCGCGATTGGAGTAGACCTTGCCGGCGCCGACGATCGCCGCATTGGCGAGTGCCGTCACGACCTGGTCGCGGATCACCTTTCGCGCATGCGCCATCGCGTCACACCTTGTGGAGGAACAGCAACGAGCCGCCCTCCCCGTCGTCCTCCAGCCGCGCGATGCGGTACTCGACCGCGCGGATCAGCACCTTGTCCCCTTGCTTCGGCGCCGCGGCCAGGTCCGCGAGCTTGACGCCGAGCGTCGGCTCGTGGCTCTGGACCGCGACCCCCGGCGCGCCGAGCACGTCGGCCGAGATCAGGTTGAAGATCCCGGTGACCGCGTACGGCGCGCCGGTGAGCGGCCGGTATTCGCAAGCTTCGCCGAAGGCCGACTTGCAGCCGTCGAGCAGCAGACCGACCTGGTCGGCGAAGCTCATCGTCAGGTCGACGCGCCGTGCAGCCGCACCTGGCCCGTCGTGTCACCCGTGGCCGCAGCGGCGACGGCGTGGCCGGCGAACGTGTTGCTCGTCGACGTCGTCGTGAACTTCTTCGCGGTGTCGTCCCAGTAGAGCTTCGCGCCCTCCGCCCAGGTCTGGCCGGTGGCCTTCGCCAGGGTGTAGACGCCGGCGGTGCGCGCCGGGAACTTCTCGGTCGCGGCCGCCGTGGCCTCGGCGACGACGACGAGCCCGCCGATCAGGTACGCCGTGCCGCTGACGACCCCGCCCGCGGGCGCGGTGAGCGTCAGCACGTCACCCGGCTGCACGAAAACTTTCATCTCGGTCGCCTCCAAAGCGGTGCGCGGCCGAAGCCGCGCCGGTCAGGTCAGACTGCTGGTCACGCGCCCGCGTTCTTGTAGAGGCCGCGCCAGTCGATCGCCTTCGCGGCGACGTCGTGGCGGACCTTCAGCTCCATCCCGTCGACGTCGAAGCCCATGCGGGTCTCGAAGTACGGGCCCGACTCGCCCTCGAGGTACGCGAGCTCGATCAGGTCGATCTGCCCCGGGTCGGCCGCCAGGTACCAGGCGGTCGCCGAATTGGCGTCGAGGCGCGGCTCGACGATCAGGCTCAGCTCGCCCGCGAACGGGTTGACGTTGTCCGCCTTGTCCGGGCGGATCTCGGTCGCGAGGTACTTCTTCGCGACCGTCTCGAGCGCGGCCGGGACGATCAGGATCTTCGGCATGATGTTGAGGAACTCGGCGGCGTCGAGCCCCTTCTGCTTGCGCATCGCCGCGCGGGCGGTGCCGAGCGTCGTGTCGGAGATCGCCGCACCCGAGCCCGCGAGGTTGCCGTGGCTCGCGTGGAAGAGCGTCGTGCCGTCGCCCATCGCCGCGTTCGCGGTGATGATCGACCAGACGAGCGAGCTCTCGTTGTCGGCGGCCGCGCGGCCCATCAGCATCGGCAGGCGGCTGAAGGCGTCCAGGTCGTCGTTGACGATCGCCTTGCGGCCGATCGCCACGACCTTGCCGTACGTCTTCAGCGCGAACTGCTCCTTGCCGTCGGAGAGCGTGCCGCGGGTGAACTCGGCGTTCTCGATCACCTCGGCCAGGCGCGGCGCCTCGCCGAGCTGGACGCGCGAGACCGTCTTGAAGTCCGGCACGAACGTCTTGCGGACGATCGGCAGGAAGGTCTGCGGCGCCGCCTCGTACGACTGGCGCAAGGTCTTGTTGGCGACGTTGGCGAGGAGCGACGGGAAGTCGCTGTCGCTGTGGAACGCGCGCGCGGCGAGCTCCATCGGCGACATGCCGCGGGTCTTGACGCCCTTGACCTCGAGCAGCTCGCGCGCCATGTCGAGCAGGCGCATGCCGCGGAACTCGCGACCGCACTCGTCGAGCTTGTTCTTGCCGGGGTCATGACGGTGCAGGAGCGCCGTCTCCATGCCGCGCACGCGGACCTGGACGTCGTCGCGGTCGCCGGCGGCGACGCGGACGCCGGGCTTGGTCGCGGTCTGCTCGCTGCGCGCGGCGAGGACGTCGAGGATGCGGGCGCGGGCGTCGGTGAGCGACGTGCCCTTGCCGACGAGGTCGGCCTCGACCGTGGCGTCGACGGCGTGCTTGCGGCACAGCGCCGTGATGTCGGCGACGCGCTGGCGCTCGGCCGCGGTCGCCTGCTGCGCGGCCTGCTCGGCGGCCTGGCGCACCTGGTCGGCGGTCGGCGCCGCGGTCTGAGCCGAAGCCTGCTGCTCGCCCTGGCCGCCGGTCGTGGTCGTATCCTTGTCCATGGTTCCTCCACGTGAGCGGCCGTCGTCGGCACGCACGATCTCGGTGATGAATGGGAAGTCCTCGGTCGCGCCGCGCTGCTGCCGCGCCTGCGCGCCCGGGTCGAACCCGACGGGCACGAAGCTGATCTCGGCCGGCTCCCAGTCGACGGCGCGGAGGACGCGAATCTTGTCGTCCTTCTGCGTCACGTCCTGGTAGCGGTGCACGATGTAGCCGACGCTGACGTTGCGGATGATGCCGTCGGCGACGTCCTTCATCAGCGGCGCCACGTCCTCGCGCTCGGAGAAGCGCACCGTGGCGTGGCCCTGGCCGTTCTCGATCCAGGCGCGCTCGACGACGCCGATCACGCCGGCGAGGTTCCACTGGCGGTGGCTGTCGAGCAGCGGCGCGCCGGCGTTGAGGCGCTGCATGCGCACCGCGGTGTCGGAGACCTCGAGCTCCTCGAGGTACCGCTCGCCGCTCCACCAGTCGAAGCGCGCGCCGCGCGAGCCGGTCGTCCAGACGAGGTCGACGGTCCGCTTCTTCGGATCGAAGGTGCTGGCGACGAAGCTCGCAGCGCGGAACTGCTGACCGGTCTTCATCTGCGCGGGCTTTGCGGCAGCGCTCAAACTCGTGCTCCAACGCGTGCGGTCAATTCTGACACCAGCGTAAGAGCGCGCGCTTCGCACCGTCCATATGCAAGTGCGCTACAGGTGCAGCAACACCCTGCAGCGCAAGGGATACGCGTTCACGGGAAGGGTTTCGCGTGCCCCGCATCGATCATCGCGCGGCCGACGTCGAGCCCGTCGCTTTCGCGCGTCACATGCGCGAGGTAGCGACCGAAGCTGTCGGTCCTTTGCGTTCGCACGATGAGCGGCACG